GGCTTCGTCAAGCCTGAAGCCGTACATGTGCTCAAAGGCTTTCATCGACTTATCGAGCAGGAAGTCCCAGTAAGATAACGCCTGGTCTATATGCCGGCATTTGGTAGCCTTGCCTTTGTCCTGGGCGGCAAAGAAAACAGTGATGGGGTTGACTTCCAGGTAGGTATTAGCAGCTCGGGCTTCCAGCTTCTTGTCAAAGGCTTCCATGTCAAACGGCTCGAAATAAGCCTCCTCGACTAGCGGGTAGATATCTTCCTGGAGCTCGAGGACTGCATTGCCTGCGGATACCTGCCTGGTTTTCTCTGCCTCAATCTTGACCTGCTCCTTCTTTTCGTCATGTGCCCACTGAGCAACGATATAGATGCCACCCATCAAAAGCGGGGCCATGCTCTGCACCGCTTCCATGATGGTGTCTCCCTGCTCCGGGGCGAACTGAGCAACCACTGTGCCAGCGATGGCGATCAGCGCTGCTGTCCATTTCTTTTTACCTTCTATAGTCATAATGCACTCCTTCGGAGGAAATCCTAAATCCTAATATCTAAACTCTAAACAAATCCCAAGTCCAAATGCTCTAAATTCAAAACGTGAGGGTTTTGATCATTCGAATTTTGGGCTTTGATATTGTTTAGGATTTGGTGCTTAGTGCTTAGGATTTTCCTCCTCCTATCTGATTTTATTTTTCCTCTCTATCTGCAAGCCTCTGAGATTACCGAGAAAGGGCTTGAAACAGTTGGCGGATACAATCCTGCCTAAACAAGCACCGCCAGAGTATCGGGCACGGGCTTGTCCGCTTTTTGATAGTGCCTGGCAAGATGCCTGGCTGCCGAAATGATATAGCCCTCGGATGCCTCGACTCTCTGGCCCCGGTAGCCTCCCCGGGAAAGCGCTGCCACGGCTGCCGGCATGAGCTCCCAGTCAACCGTCCTCTCAAAGCCTATCTTTCCCTTAATGGCTCTGAAGATGGTCGTGTTGTGATGCGGCAGCTTCCAGGTGTCGGGGTCGCCCTTATCGCCCACAATGGCGAACGCCTGCCACGGCAAGTCCTCTTTGGTCTTGGGTAGTCTTTCTTTGACTTTGGTATTTGTCATAATGTACTCCTTCTCATGTATAAAATTGTCCTACTCTGAGCTTGCGGTTTCTGCCGTAGGCTTTGAGCTTTCGTTTGAACTCGCTTAATGCGTCTCTGGCCCAATAAGTATAGTCGCGGTCGACATCACTCCCGCCGGTGTTGGCTCTATCAGAATGGTACTGGCTCTGGGCTAGTGCGGCATAGGCGGAAGCTCCCAGGGCAACCAGGTCTTCAAGATAGGCGGGTATGGTCGAGCTGGCAGCGTCCAGGGTGTGAACCTTGCTCCAGTAGATGTAGCAATCCTCTCCGTCTCCCTGGTAAGCGCCTAGCAAGGTCAAAGCGTCCTGGTAGACGGTGAAGCGCTGAAACTCCCGGGGGTGCCGGTCAATGGGGAACTCAACCTTATCGACTGAGACTCTATCGGTCAAAGATGATATGTCTATCTCGTATGAGCTGTCGGTGGTAGCGATGGTCGCCTTCTCCTCTTTGGGCACATAACGGGATAGGTCGGCAACGGCTCTCTGGATGGCTCTATCGATTTCATCATCCGTCCACCGGTAGTTGCTCGGGTCCTCGTCTTTAAGGTCCCGCCTGACTAAACCTCTCATTTCAGTTAAGGTCATTTTCCACCTTCTCTAGCAGGGCTAAAGCCCTGCGCTACATGTTTTCTGGGGGGGTAGAGTAGTTGTAGCCTCTACCCCCCAAGCTTTAAGGAGGTACGGGGGACATGAAACCCCCGCAAGCTCCTCTTAGGTTGCTAAGCTATCGACTCTGGCGTTCAAGAAGAAGGCCACCTCGGTCGCCGATAGGGCAATGCCGATGATGGTATCGCAATCGCCAGAGGTGGTCGGTGCTGTATCGGTTATCTGGCCGCTATCCGTGCTCTCAGCTACATAGACATAACCGCCAGGGGTAGCGCCTGTGTAGCCACTGACTACAGGGTTGGGTGATACGGGTATGACATCACCAATAGCACCATCAGCCAGGGCAACAAGCCGTCCCTGGATAGCCGTGCCTACAGTGGCCAGGGCTAGCTTCCAGCCTGTGCTGTAGCCCAGAACGTCCCCACGCTTGCAAGCCTCGGCCAGCGTCACGGTGGGGGCTTCTGGCCCGACATTCGAGTTTATGATGTTTCTGCCTGTTCCTGGGTCACTAAATGCCATATTCTTTTTCTCCTTTTCAGTCGCTAGCCATTAGTCATTAGTCGATAGTCGATAGTCCCCAACCTCCCCCGACTGCTGACTGCTGACTGCTGACTGTTGCCTATTTTTCGCCTTACGGCAAATTAGTCGTTCTTGATGCCGATTAAAGCGGCTCTCTTGACCAGGCTGAAATCAGCCAAAGAGACATACCACTTTAGTCGTGTCCTGTCGGCGTCCTTGGTCTCCATAGCACCGATAGGCTGCACCTGGAGTCCGCCTGGACCGGTCAAGCCACAGAGTGCGCCTTCCCCAAACTGGAGGGCATAGATGCTGGCGCAACTGCCGGCCGTGAGGCTGAGCTCGTAGTCGAAGGGGGTGGTGGCTAGTTGGTGGGTATCCTTCATGAAGTCGTTGATGGCAATGACTATGCCATTGTAGAGCTGAACGAACTCACCAAGCGCCCCGGTACCTACTTCGAGGTTATTACCGGCTGCTCTGGCCAGAGCGCCTATCTTTCTCCGTGTTCTGCGGCTCATCATCAGCAAGTCGGGCTTACCGCCTTTGACGGCATCGATGAGCTCGTCAATCTTGGACAGGGAAAGCGTGGCGCCGTCCTGAGACGTAGCCATCGACACTACCTGAGCGTTAGGTGTGGCCGGGTCGGTCATGGTATCGATGAGCTTGATCAAGCCATCGAACTGGCTGGGGTAGCCGGTATGGTCGCCGTAGATGAATTTATCCTCGAGCTCGTGCCTGATGGCCTTAGCCGTTAGCTCGATGATAGCTCCCTCGACGTCCTGGATATTGGAGCGGGTCTGCTTGATATAGGCGTCCACGTCGGCGTTCTGCCCCAGGATAGACAGGGTAGCCGTGGGCTGGTCGAAGGTTACTGCAGGTGAAGTCGCCCAATCATCATTGACGGCGTGCCATTCAGCGGATGGTAAAGCCTTCTCCCTGTTATAGGTCAAGGCATTGCCTACAATCTCTATGAACGGCATGCTCTGGAGCAGCGGGCTATCCTTGATGATAGTCTCGATTACTCCAGCTAGCAGAGCATCATTACTTAGTTTTGCTGCTTCGGTTAAAGTTGTTGCCATAGGTTATTTTTCCTTTCGGGCTTCTTGTAAGCCCCTGGTTATTTTTTCCCTGCTCGACAGGGTAGACAGGTCGACGGGTGTGGCTGCCGGAGCTCCTGCTGGGATGGTGGTCAAGTTAGCCTGGCTCTCCAGGCCTGCCTTAACCTTCCCCACCACGGCATTAGCCTTTTCGACCGAAGCCTTAATCTCGTCAAGGGTGTTCCCCTGGATTAGCTCCTCGGAGAAAAGGGGGTTGGCGCTAACTACCAGGGCCCGGTACTCGGCCAAAGCTCCGTCAAGCGTAGCCTGAAGCGAAACTAGACTCCCGTCTTTGGTTTCGCCTTCGGTCTTGAGCGTGCTGACTTCTTCGTCTTTCGACTGAAGACCTGCCTCAAGCTCCGTGATACGCCCTTGAAGGGGTTGAGTAGCCTGTGCAATAGCTTCCTTAGACCGGGCTTTTTCTGCCTCGACCTGGGCTTCGAGCTCGACTTTGAGCGTGTCGTACTGCTCCTGGGTGATCTGGTTGTTGGTGTTTTCATCTGACAATGTTTTACTCCTTTTCGTTTGATAATTATTCGGGAACGTTCTCCACCTCTGCGGCGACGATTCTCTCTCTCTCACCGCCACGAGTAGATTTCGCACGATATTCTAGATTCATTTCCAGGATGCGGCGCCTCTCCTCTAACCACTTCTCGAACTCCGCCTCGGGGTCACGGATGCTCAGCTCGTCCATGGCCGTCCTCCTGGAATGGACGCCTGACTGGACTAATAGCTGCTCATTCTGAGCTTCCCTGGCTCTGTCCTGAGGCAATACCGCTCCCCAGATGATGCGATGGGCTACCTGCGTCAAGTCCTCTCGGTTGAACTGGGCATGCAGTTTAAGGACCATAACGTTTCGCTTCATGTAGGCTGCCGTCCGTATCGTCCGCTTACGCCTTACTTTTTGAAGTAAGGACTGGAGCTCCACCTCGAGGGCTACGCCTGACAGCTCCCTCTCGATGCCGCCATAGGCTGCCCTGGGGGCTTCCGATATGTCATGCAGGCATCGGTAAATCATTTCTATATAGTCGATGTGCAGCCTGATGCCGCCGCCCTGTAGTAAATCCAGTAGATAGGCTTTGGCTGCCTCCGGGAGCGCCCACACTGCGCCAGGCTGTACCTTAATATCCTCGGCGGATTCCACTCCCTCGAGTACGGCAATAGGGTTGCCTGACACTTCCAGGATGCGGGATAGCTGCGTAAGAGCTCGGTTAAGCTCCCTCTGCGCTACCTTTACCGCGGGGATATCCGATTCCCCCCAAAAGTGCTTCGGCTGCCGCAAGTTGGGGAATACCACGAACGGGATAAACTTGTAGGGGTTGGGCTTGCTCTCGATGGGGTCGTTGTCAAGGTAGAGCTGGAATGTCTTATCCGTCCACACCTCGGTTATATCGGCTGTCTTTTTGGTGATGGCCCGGTTATACAGCAATTCGATTTCATCCTGGGTAAGCGTGTAGCGCGAGGCGACTCGCCACACCTTCGAGGGGTCGTCTCCAAGCCACCAGGCAAAGAGGCCGTTGATGTTCGGCGAAGTTATCCGGATACGCTTCTCTACTGTATCCCAGGTAACCTTATAGCATCCGTCTCCCAGGATGGAAGCGTCTACCTCGGTCTCATAGTCCAGCTGCGCCAGGGTGTTATCGTGGTAAACCTGGTAGATAACCTGCTCGGCTCTCTGAGCGGTTGCCTTAGCCATATCAGTTTCATCGATGGGGTCGCAGGCAAAGTTAAGTCCCTGCATTAAATAGCTGGTTAGCTTATCAACGGCTATCCTGGCATAGTTGAATACCAGCTGGCGGTGCTTGCTTGTCTCCGTCCACTGCGTGCCGTTGTAAAAGTCCAGGTTAGATTTGTAATCGCTGAAGCGTGATTTATCTAGCTGGGCTAGAGACTGGGGGTTGAATTCATTCATGACTTCGCTCCAAACATTCGCTTCACTCCAAATCCTAAATCCAAATTTCTAAACTCTAAACAAATCCCAAATTCAAATGCCCCAAATTCAAAACTCTCCTGTTTTGTTCATTAGGATTTGTCTTGCTAGTCTTTTTTGCTCCCCCCACGGCCTTGCGTGGTGCCCAATGCCCGCTGCACTGTCCTTTTACTCACTCCAAAAAGCTCAGCTATCTCCTTAACGCTTTTACCATCCCGCTTAAGCTCAGCCATCCGCCTGGCCCTGGCCAGCATTTTCAATCTCTGCTTACCCCTCGACTCCTCATAAATACACCTTGGCAGCGGACAATTAAGACACGACGGGAAAAGCCCACATCCCTCATCCCGCCAGTCAACCTCCTCCGGCAATAAGCCCAGCTCACCACCAACCAT